CAGCCTGAGAAATTCGAGCAAGTGTGGAACTAATAATTCCTTGTTTAGATTTTGCTTCTGCTTCGGTCTTACTTTGCATAGTAACTGGGATTGTTGTTGATGACAAATCCGGCATAACTGTAAAGAAAGGATCCGCTACGAATGTGAATGCCATAGATGGATCTACGACAAGTGTTTGAGTGTAAGTAGCACAAGGGCCAGTTAATTCAACATTTTCGAATGAGCCATAAATTGTTACATTTACGGGCACAGCAGTTGCAGCAGAAACTATCAAAGGATTAATAACTGAAAGACAGAAAGTCCCTATATTGCTTCTTTGTGTGTAACTTGAATACATGAGCGGTATGTTAATCGCTTGAATTGGCATGACAAAACTGCCACCAAGAACATAGGTGTTCGCACCAGATGGATATATATCTATACCTTCTAATCCTGTTTGAGCAACTAGAGTTTGATGTTGTGGATAATAAGCCGAACTAGCAGTGGTATAAACACTGGGTCCTGCGTTAGGATACCATGTCATTCGCATTTTTCCATAATGATAAGCTGTTCCATTTACTAAGATTGTGATTTTAGGATCTCCTCTAAAGTATGTGAAATTTTGTAGTTTATTTTTAATAGATGCGTCATTTAAAAGAACTTGTGGGAAGTTGTAGTAAGCAACAGTTCCAGCTGTTCCAGTCGATGTCCAATCAAAGTTATCAATAAGTCGTGGTCGTTGTAAAAAAGTTTGAATTTCTTTTGCGTGGTAATGTACCTCTTCGGATAGCATGGCCGCGCTTTGTGTCATCATGTTTACGTCCTGGTTGTCCAATTCGACGAAAGTACGAACGTCAGTACTCTCGATGGTTGCAATAGTTCCACCTGGGTTAGGTGAAACGAAATTCGTATCAATATTTGTGTTAATAGCGTTTGCAATGTTCTGTGTTTTTCACGGTGGCAACATTAATCCATGTAGTGAAAGTTCATGTCAACCTTTATTTATAGTGGCGTTCGCGCATAGCTAGATACTAAATAATATCTCCAC